CAAATAAAGTCCAATCAGATACTACTGTCTGGTATATCCAGACTTCAAATGTATAGTTTGACAAGTTTATTGTAGTAGTTGCTTGTACAAAGCTACCCAAAGTTGTATCTGTCGAAAACAAACTACTTCCACCGTATTTACTTTGCGCTGTACTAATTTGAGCAGTGCCAAAAACAGAAATTGTTTTAGGAGTTGGTGAACTGTCAATGATATTTGTACTACCATTAGATCCATTTCCTTTCAGAAATAGAGCTACGTTTGCGGCAAAAGGATCTACACCACCACTAACAATAGGATTAAAAAAACCAACTGGAAAAGTAAACATGATTAAACCTCAACTGATATAGGAGCTAATGTAATTGCACTAGATGATCTAGCTACTCCAGTTAACATATTAACTTTATTAGCTGTTGTATTAACTGTAGTTGTATCACCAGTTAATCGTTTAAATATAGCATCAAGTGTAATAGTTCTACTACCAGTTTCATCTTGAATTAAGTAGATGATATAAGTTGCTCCAACTTGAATGTTGTTCATGGTCAGAGTCAGGTTTCCAGTTAGAGTTAGTATGAAAACATTACTAGCACTACCGTCTAAAGTTACTGTCCCAGTAGCAGAATTATTAATAACAGGTGTAGCATATTGTGTTTGAGTAAATGCTTGAACTCTATTTAATGATGCTAATGTTCTAACTGTACCATTATTAACGTCTCTAGTTTTAAATAAGTTATCAGTGCTATCGACATAGAAACCAACTTCGTTAGTTGATGTAGTAATGGGACTTCCAACAGGAGTTAATATAAATCCAGATGCGGCATTTAAACTACCAGCACTTCCAGTAGAACCTTTATCTCCAGCTATTGTTATGTTCCAACTAGTATAAGTTCCACTACCAACTGCATTATCTGATGTAATAGTAACTGAGGTACTACTAACAGCAGTAACTACACCTTCCATATAGTTAGAAACATCATACGCAGCACGCAATCTCGTACTAACTAACCATCCTAAGTTAGAACTAGCAGTATAAGTAAACGTCTTACTACCAGTTCCAATACTATTAGACATTGTAGAAGTTCGCGTAACATCAACATTAACACCACTACTTTCAAAAGTAATAGTATCTGTAGTGGTGTTAGTTGTAATAGTCATTCCAGTTCCAGCAACTAACGTAATAGTATCACTGGCACTATCAGCTACTACATCAGATTGACCACTAACTGCAATTGTACTAAAAGTATTACTAACAGCAGTTCCTGCGATAGTTAATGTATCAGTTGCAGAATTTGTAGTTAAGGTAATACCACTACCAGCAGCAATAGTTAATGTATCAGTTCCATTATCAGCAACTAGATCAGGTTGTCCAGCTACAGTTATTGTACTAAATGTATTAGTGACGCTAGTTCCAGTAATAGTAATAGCATCGGTTGTGGCATTAGTAGTTAATGTAATACCAGTTCCTGCAACTAGAGTTAAACTATCATTAGTTTGATCTGCAACTACATTACTTTGTCCACTAACTGCAATAGTAGTAAATGAAGGTGAAATAACACTAATATTTCCATCTAAACTCCAAGTATCATTAACCTTCTTATAAATATTAGCATTATCATAATTAAGATAATATGAACCATCTTCACCAATTAAACTACTAGGAACACCATTATCGCTATACCATACTGTTGCACTAGTTGAGAATAACTCACTCAGGTTACTTGTTATCTCATATAACTCACTAACACTATGATCAATAACTGTAACAACTCCAGTGTATTTAAATGCAACAAACACTTCATAACTACCAGTAGGAAATGTACTACTGTTAGATGGAGTTGAAGTAGTTACACTTAATGGTGTATATAAACCATAATTACTAGATGGTGTTGCTAATGTAGAACTAGTAAAGTCACTATAATTAAGTACATAAACATCATTACTAGCAGATGGAGTTATGTTAACTTCAGTTACGAATACGGCATTACTACTATTCTTAATATAGATAACAACATTAGTTGCATTAAACTTACCTTTACTAGAACCTGCAATAAGAGCATCAGGATAATTACTTCTAACACTAGTTGGATAATTAACAGTTACAGATAACTTCTTAGTGTTATTTAACGCGAAGCTACCATAACTAACTGGAGTTCCTATACCATTAACTGTACTAACTACACATCGCTTAACTGCACTAACGAATGAACTAGTAGTTGATGCGAACGAAGTACCATTACTAGTAAGAAAAATATACTGGTTGGCGGTATTAGAACTTAACCCTGTTATAGTTTCGGCGGATATATCATTAAGTTCATAATTATTAACTATTCCACTACCCTTACTCTTAATTACACTAAGTCCAACATCAGAATAAATGCGCCACTTATCATATTCGTTGTAAATTAAGTTGCCGAATACACCAGGAGTATAGATACCGCTAGTTGGAGCAAATGTAACGTATGTAGTTAAGTTAGCTAGATATGGAACATTGTTATCTAAATCAGTAATGGTGAATTTAGGACTAACTCTAACTACAGCAGCATAACCAATGTCGAGATCCTCTGGTAATGTTAACCATTGACTACGAGGTTGATAAGTTACTTCACCACTACTAACTGAAGCATCTAATACTCCAGTTATTAAATTAACATAACCAAGTAGTTCTAGTATTAGGAGACTATCGAACAATTGAGATTTATCTTCCTCAAATAATCGCACAGTACAACTAATTCTAGTTCCACTTGAAATAATAGTGCTAAATTCATTACGTAACCAGAAGGTAACTCCATCACCTTTACTACCATCACAAGTATATGATGGTGCATTAACAATTAGATTAGGTGTGCGAACATCTTGATCACATCCATCTGTAGCTGTAGTATCAGTTATATACGTACTAATTGCACCTACTCTAAGCCATCTACCAGTAGTTGCAGTTAATACAGTTAAGTTATCTACAGTTGCTGTACTGTATTCATCGTATTCATAGTAGTAGTTGAGGTTAGTTATGTATCTTATAAGTCCCTGAATTGGTGTTGCTGGTAATGCAGCAGAGTTAGCTACAGTACGAGCAAGTGTAGTTAGCTTGAACAACTCAACACTAGTTAATATAACTGGCGAATTAAAATCAGCACTATTAACTACCATTACTTGAGTTAAGGCAGATACGTTATTAGTAGTTGATGCTGATATAACTATGTCAGACCAAGTTTCACCACTAGCTAATGATGGTAATGTTATAGTTAATGTAGATGTTGTAGTTAAAGTAACTGGAACTAATGTACTATTCAGATTAAGTCCAATTAGATTCCGACCTTGAATAGAGATATAGTAAGTTCCTGTAACTCCTAAGTTACCTGAACCATTAACTACAGATACATTACCTGAATTAAATGTAAGTTGTAATTTACCCGAACTATAGGTTGTTGTCATGAGTAAGAAAATAGTGTATATGAGTAATTATAATATATGAACTTACAAGAAGCTCAATCATATATCCGCAATTTAATTCGATGTTCTTATAAAGAAAGTGGTAATAGACCTACATCAATTAGATTAAGTGGACGTACTTATAATCAAATGTCCGCTATAGCTAACCCATTTAATATGACTACAATAGCTTGGTTAGAGAAAACTTGTAATGTAGAAATAATAAATCTATCTGCTGTTAAAGAATTACCACAACTTAGTTACCTTGACATATTAGATAAACTATGATAACTAAACAACAAGTTAGAGACGTTATTAATAATGTTTTAAATGGTAAATTACCACCATTAGAAGGATTACCTGATAGAACAGCTACACTACACAATATTGGTATTTATTTAAAAGCTAATGGTTATAATACAGTACGTTATTATGGATTAGTTGACGATTATTTAAATGTGAGATTCTGTGATCTACCAGATGTTATTACTGATATTAAACTTGTTAGTTACCTTGACATACTTAACGCACTATGAATAACCTAGATAAAGCAATCAATGAACTACTTCAACTAATGTTAGTTGATAATAAACCAGTTTATTTAACTCAATTAAATGAACTTTATGAATGTAAGAAAAAAGAAGAGACGCTTAAATTAGAAATAGAACAATCAATTAATCGCGCCTATTTATTACGCCATAGTGATTATGTGCAACCAGTATTACTTGATCTATTTAAATTACAGTTAAAAGAAGCTAGTTTACCTAAAGGTTATACCTTAGATGAACTAGTTACTAAACATAACATAGATTTAGTTTTACTTAAATTAGCATTAGATCAACAAATTAAAGAGGGAAATATTAAATTACATGGTGTATTAAATAGTGAGAAACATATAGTAGAGGAACGTTATTATAGTAGGTTTAAATACGAGGACGCTACTTACTCTTAATACTATTTTTTCTTACGGTTGTTGTATTTGTTAGAGGTACAGTTATTTGTTTACCTCTAACATCAATAACATAATTACTATTAACTACATTAACTGTAACCTTATTCTTAACTAGTCTTCTTAACTCATCTTCTAGTAACTTCATATAGTCGTTCATGATCCACGTCCTAGTGTATTTGGTAATAATGAACCTAATTTAAATCCTTTATCATAAACATCAGATGGGGTTTTAGGTGTTGGTTTAATGGGTTTAACTATCTTTTCTTTTTTACTACTAACACTAATATCTCTATCAATACCCATAGTTAAATTAGTTACTGCTGTAGTTTCAATACCAACATTAGTAACCTCTTGTTCTATAGAATGAGTTATACTAACTACTCGTCTTCGACATTGTAAACCATTAAATATAACAGTTACTTTATCTCCAGTTGTAATACTATCGTTATATGGAATAGTCATAGTTGATGTTAATGTATTTCTAATATCATCTATTCTAAGTTGATTATTAACAGCAGCAGTTACTTCACTTATATTCTTAGCTTTATCGAAGTTATAACTACCAGTTCTAGGATAACCACCAGTATAAGGGGTTGTCCAATAAACATATCTATAATTATTAGTAACTTTATCTTCTTCTTTCTTAGGTTCAATTAATTCATATTTAGGTGGTTTACGAGTATGTACAGGTGGTATTCCTGTATTAGTTGAACTACTTGTTTCTTCAGTAACTGCACGAAATCCAGGATCTTGTGATGTAAAGTTACTAGTATATGAGATATAAGTGTCTTCACCTTGATAGTCACTACGGAAGTTCTGTTGTTTAGCACTATTCTTAGATGGTAGTATTTTAAGGAATGTTCTGTTATATGTCTCTTGTCCGCTAGTTAATGGTGGTTCAACTGGATAACTTTGACTGCGTTCTAAATTAAGTGGATTATCAACACTTAAGAAACAACTATATTGTTCTGCTTCAGCTATTACAAACATAGGTTCAATATAAGTTGGATCTGCTACATAACTACTAGAACCATCTTTATTGCATTGTTTAATAAACTTAGATTGTTGTCCAAATTGACGATAGTAATCTCTATGTTGAGCTAACTCATATCTCTTAGCTCCTGTAACACGAACAAACTTAAATTGATAAGTGTTATAAGTTGCAGTATCCGCACTAGATGGAGTTTCACCATCGTTAACTGCAAGTTGATATTCTTGAGTATATCTATCATCACCTTCTATATTGGCGCGAATTAGTTTACGTCCAGTTAAATCATAACCAAGTAGATATCCAGTTTTATCATCATAGTTATATGTAGTTTTAGTTTCTTCAATTAGTGTCCACCAATTAGTAGCAGCACTATCTAATTCAATACTTTCACCACTAATTAATGTTATATCCCATGCTGTATATGCAAATCCATAACGTCGCGTAACTTCACTTATTGGATTATTATCTTCTTCAGTTATATCTATAATAGTTTTAGTTACACCACTCTTATCATGATTAAGATCAAGTGTTTTAAGTCTAGTTATGTTAGATGGACAAGTTGCTGCATCTAAATCACCTTTAATATAAGTACGTTTAACTGGTTTACGATTTTCAAACTTAGATTGAATATCCTTAGTTGCTTCCTCAATAACTATATTACCAGCGTCATTAAAGTTATCAGGAGTTGTGTAATTGTAGATAGTTGGATATGGAATGATAGATATATTTTCAGCAGTTAGTGATGTTACACGATTAGTTATAGTTGTTGGAACTAACGATGTGTAACTGATGTTGTTATTGATTGATCCGTAACTACCGTTAATTGGTAATGGTAAATTACGATTAATAGTAGTATTAAAGTTACTTAATATCTTATCACTATTATATGTCCAACTAGTAACAGCATTAAGTTTTCTACATACTATTACATCAGGTTTATTGTAATCAACAAATGCAGAATTAATATCAAGGTATTCATTAATTAAACTACCTAATGTTACAGTTGCATTATTATCTGATTTATCTACAATTACAGTTCCTTCAATGCCAGTTATCCTAGCTCCACTTTTAGCAGCAACTTCATTAATAGTTACGTACTTCTTAGTTTTAGCTATTTCAGTTGCATCAATTGAACATTCTGGATCTTGAAAGTTATTGTTAATATCAGTTGTATTATTAAGTGCTATTGGATAATTAACATAGTTATCCCATTTACCACGTAGGTTAATATTAACTCTTAATATATCATCATCACTAGATAACTCTTCATTATAACTATTAACTACAAACTGATATTTACTGAGATTAAATAAACTACTTACTCTAAATAGACTTCTAACTTGAGCAATGTAATTAACGCTAGTAACTAAACTAATAGATGCAGTTGGATGATCTTGAAATGATTCACTAATAGTTATGTTAGATAGAACTGGCAATCCTGCTAATCCATTTATAGTAGGTATTCTAAGTGAATTAACTATTGGTGAACTAAATACAGTTACATTAATTAAATTAACTGCACTATAAATAACTACTTTATTATTAATGTAAATAAACTCACCATTAACAGGGTTATTAATATCCTTAGCTAATGTGAATGTTCCATTTGTAGTTGTTATTAAATCAGGTAATGTATCTGTAGTTAATTCGTATGTTCCATTATTATTCGCAGTTACAGTTGTAATAGTTGTAGTTACATTACTAAATAGCTTCGATATTAAACCACTATTAGTTAAACTAGTTGATTGTTTAAGAATGCTATTAATACAACTGTTATAGTATGTAGTTGCTAATTCCGGTAAATCTGTATTAGTAAGAATAAACATAATGTTGACTTTGTCCTTTACATTATCACTCGTTTAGTTATTTCATTAAATGTAATCTCATAATCTTCAGTATAGTTACCAGTTCTACCATTACCAGCAGATAAAGTTAGCATACCTTTACGAACTGTAGCAGTAGCATCAGTTACTTCAGGTCGCACATAATCAATTACAGTTACTGGAATATAGTTATTGTAACTACTAGTAACACTACTAATAGCTAGAAACTCTAGACAACGATGTACATTCCAATCATTGTTAACTATACGTACAGTAAATCCAACTCGCACAGGTTTAGGTCTAATAAATGCGGTATTTAATGTATCTACTAATTCTGATCGTTCGGTTAATAATCTAGTATAATTAGATGATATAACTGGAATAACTAAATAACTAACACCACTAAATGTAGCTCTATTAGTTATGCTGAATTGATCTAATATAGGTGTTTGACATTCTATATATAGATTCTTGATTAAACTAGTTGTTGATAATTCGCAAGTCATGTTAATTAAAGTGTATAACTCCGTCAATTACAAGTGTAACAAGTATGAGTAAGAAACAAGTAATAGAATTAGAATGGTTTAGTGTAGATGAGATGTTACCTGATGATAACTATAGTAGTTATCCTTATAGTAAAAATTTATTAATTAAGGTAATATGGCGTGCTGGTAAATTAGTAATTAATAATGGAAATTATAACTTTAAAGATCGAGAATTTTACATAAATCAACAAATACCTGCAAGTTTAATTAATACACCTGTAATTGAATGGTGTTATTGTCCTAATTTCGCCAATCTCCCTGTTTTATTACGTCTATGATATATCAGTTGATTAAAGTAGGTGATGATAGTAGTGTAGTCCTAACTGAAGATGAGTTAACTAAGTTAATAAATGAGGTAGATAATGTCTGAATTATATAATGAAGAGCAAGAATTATTAGAAAATCAATGTCCATATTTAAAGTTAGTTAGAATATTACTTAGGGAAATATCTGTAGTTGATAAAATTACAGATAATACTGGCTGGTTAAATTGTGTAAATACGTTAGATAAAATAGATAGAACTTTTATACTGAATCCTATTCGATATAACGTATTAATTGATTTAGCTAAATTTATGATTGACAAAAGAACAATTAACCAATAATTAATCAAAGTAAATAATGTCCGAATTTGAATGCTTCTATAAAGGTACTGATTTATATTTTACTGGAAACATTAATAACTTATCATCAACTAAGTTTGTTTATCTATTGCGTGAATTAGAATCTAATTTAAAATCATCTGCTGATAAATCAATTACTATTTATCTAGATTGTTATGGTGGATGTGTAACTAGTTCACTTAAGATGTATGAAGTTATTAAACGTAGTTCACTTAATATAACTATTATTGCAGAAGGTTATGTAGCTAGTGGTGGTACATTATTATTATGTGCAGCTACTAGTAAGTGTAGTAGTTATACAACATTTATGGTACATGAATTAAGAGGTAGTATTAAGCATGATTTAACTGGAACTAAGAATGTAATTGATTGGTGGGATAAATTAGAGTCATATTGTATGGAGTGTTATAAAGACACTAAGTTAACTAGCAATATGATGTTGAAAGATACATATTTAACTGCACAACAAGCTTTAGAATTAGGACTTATTAGTGAAATTATATGAACTTAAATGAATACTCAACTTGGTTAATTGAATTTAGTAATAAGTATGCAATTGCAGATGAGCGAAGCAAATTGACTGTTTATATTGCAGGATTAATAGAAGAACTTAATGAATATAATTTAGCAGATGATGAGTTAAGTAAGAAAAAAGAGTTAGGTGACGTACTAGCTTATTTAGTATTAGCTTTAAATAAAGTAGGATTTCCTCCATTAAAATCAGCTTTAAAATTTGAGTTTGATAATTTATTATCAGTTAGTGAATTATCATTGCAGTTAGCGGGATTTTTAAAGCGACTATATAGAGGTGATAATAATACAACTGATTGTGTATTTACACTGCTTAGTTATCATGACTTTATAATAAATGAATTAAAACAACTTAATTTAACTACAGAAGAGTTAATTGAGATTAACGTAGCTAAGTTAACTAAACGTGATGTAAACAACACATTAAAAGGTAGTGGTGACAATAGATGAATAAGATTAAAGAAGCATTAGCTAACAGAAGATTATCTACATTTGCAGCAACTACAGTTACTAATACTCCTAATGTAACTAGTTTATTAATTAGTCCTGAGATCCGCACCCATTCTGTAACTAAGTTAAGTGAGTTACTTAATCTACTGTTTGATTTACGTAACTTAACTAGAATAAGTCATTGGAACATTAAAGGTATGAACTTTAAAGCAGTTCATAGTATGTTAGATGATATTCAAAGTGAGTTAGATAGTTATGTTGATGTTATTGCTGAAGTTATAGTAGCATTTGGAGGTAATGCTACTATTAGTTGTAATACAACTGAGTTATCTAACGTTGATATTATCAGTTGTTGTAGTGATAGTAATGAATGTCTCACTAAACTAGCTACTCTATTTTCTTACGTTATTAAAGAAGTTACTGATTGTAGTAATGATTTAGATGATAATGGTGATAGAGTTAATGCTAATACATTATTAGAATTAGCAGCTACGTTAATTAAGTTTGTTTATTTAATAGAGAAGCACTTGCAATGATTGAACAATATGATGTTAAATTTAACTATCTTAAATCAGATGGACATTGGTGTATTGGTGCTAATGAGTTAGTTAATGTAACTGTTAATCGTGAGAAGTGTAATCATCAGTTAGCTGGTAATGTAATTAAAAGTAGATATGTTAACTGTGAGATAGTTAGAGTTAGTTACGTATGAGATATAATGGCATATCTAGATTAGTTTATCTATTGTTAATGGCGAAGCTTAACAGACGAGATAAATAACATACTAATAAATCCACTAACTTAATTGCTAGTGGATTTATTTTATCTATTTAAATACTTCTTTAACTAACTTAGGATCTGCTAATGGATTATTAAAGTAACCTATTAACTTGTTATCTTTATCATATAGAGGTACTAGTTTATCTGTAACTAAAGTACCAGTTAATTTGTTGTTAATCATGTTGTTTAAAATAGTAAGTTATTTAACATAGTTATATCATCAATATTAACTTCATTTAAGTTATCGTTATTAATAATATAACTTTTAATTGTGTTTACTTCTACCTCATGTGATTTCATATAGATAGCTAAACATTCTAAATGAGGTTGAATGTAGTTAATTAAGTAGAGGTATTCTAACTCAATTTGAACATCATCTAATTTAACTAATTGAATTGGATCAATTACTTTACGTAACTTAAATTCATCAATTAATGTGTTTGTAACTTCCCATAAAGTTAACGTTAGTTGTTTTAGCATTACATTGTAATCTATTAATCCTAATTTGTAATGTTCAATAAATGCCGCTACTATATTATTTTTTTTACTTAACTTAACTAATTGATTATTCATAACTTAAACCCCCATTAAATTATTAAATGCCATCTCTAATATTGGAAATTCATCTGACGAATATAAACAAGTATTAGCTTGTACTTTTTTCTTACCATTAACAATACGTTTAACAAATGTACCTCTAACTGGTTCTTTATTTGTGGTTGACTTATAAGCACCACTAACTAAGTGAGCTAACTTATGTAGTGTTTTTCTATCTAATGTACAACCTTTCTCAACTTCTAACCATTTAGTTAAAGGTATTCTATCACTAGATGTTAATGTTAAATCACTATCTAATTCTAAATAATCGTTTAATAATTTATCTACTCCTGGAATAATAGTAACTGTTGTATTTCTAAGTTGTTTATATTCAACTACTATCTGTTGATTCTCAAGTAGTTGTTTATTATTCTCATCTACCTTTAATAGAAGTTGAGTTAATGTATTCTGAATGTCATTTAAGTTAACTGATGTTACATTATCAGTTGGTGTAAGTTCTTTAATATAAGCATTTAAACCTTTCTGTGCTAACAAACGAAAATTAGTTTTAGCTACATCTGTTTTAACTCTAGATTCATAAGCGTAATACTCAACTATTCTAATTGCAACATCTTCCATTACTATTTTTGCACCTCGTTCTCCAGTTACTTCCGGGTTAAAAACCTTACCAGCTAAGGGTTCTAGCGATTTCGGGTATGTATTCGTTCCGGGTGCTGTTAAGCTGTTAGTAACTTGACTTATTGCTTTTCTAGTTACACCACATAATTTAGCAAGTCCTGATAGACTAACTCCTGTAACTTTACCATCGTTAGTTACATACAATTCAATATCATCTTCACCAATATAAGATTGTGCGTAAGTTATCTCACTCATATTATTAACCTTGTGACTACTGTTTAAAGTATAGTACCTTTATTTCAAAATGACAAGGATAATAAAAAACTCAAGTACGCTAATACTTGAGTTAGGAGGCAATATATGTCACAAACAATCCAAACCGAAAGAATTGAACTTTCATGATGTCCTCTTCCCAAAAGAGGCGGCTTACCATTAGCCCAGGTTTGGTTGGAGAGTTATCCTTAATGTTTCACCGACTAACAGTTATGATAACTTGATAACTCTTTGAGTTAGTAATTAACTCCTAGTAATATCATAACGTAGGGTCGGATATTCTGCTAGTATATCAAGGAGTACCTACGTCTAACATTAGTTACTATAACTCTATTCTTCAACTTTGTCAATATGATAAAAATAATTATCTGTATTCTCAGTTACCCATTTATCTTGATTCTCGCACTTCCAATTATGAGTATTAATCTTATAACCAGGAAACTCAGTTAATGGTTCTGTTATGAATGATGGATCACCTAACCAATAGATACGATTATTAGGTTGAATTGCATAACATCCATTATCTAATTTAATTAGATGTCCACATTTATAATCACTAGCTTCTTCTGCCCAATCACCACCTATCCAATCAATAGTAAATACATATTCACCTTGATACCAGTTCTTATCTTTAAGTAGAACCTTACATTTCATTTCCTTCAGATAATCGTAAGAAACAACTTGAGTTTGATAACTGAAACAATCCCATAATTGTAACCAATCAAGATTTAAGTTATTTGCATCAACTCTACTAACTAATGCACTAATTGGAACTCGTGCTATTTGTGCGCCACCATTAGTCATTATGTGAAATCCAATTGCACGTCCAGTTAAACTAGTTAACCCGAACACAACAACTGGAGTAAATTCACCATAACCAGATTCTAAGTTAAATAGATATTCATTGCGAACGTAACATTTAATTAGAGGAATTGAAATACTAAATTGATACATGATTAGTTATCCTATTTTTCTTACGTTGTCAAATTAAAAGTTGTTTAAGGTTATATGTGATTTGTAAATTGCGGGATTTGATTTTCTTAATGCTTTAACATTATCTTTTAAATACTGTTGAAATCCATCTCTATCTTTTTTCAAATCGTTTAAATTTGAAGCATTTGTTTTCTTACCTTCATAGTATTGTTTATTTAAGTTCTTTAAAGTATTTCTATCTAAATCCACATAATACATATCTGTCCATAAATCTTTACCCTCCCCCTGTTGTAAAGCTCGTTCTCTATTTAATCTTTTTTGTTTACTAGATATTTTAATTGTAGTTACTGGAGGTTTAGATATACTAGGTTGAGTTACTGCTTTACCTTTACCTCTTAATGCTAAATAACCTAATCCTCCTGCAACTGCTAATCCACCAACTCCAATTGCAGCATTACGTAATAAGTTACCTCTACTTTTACGTTTGATACGATCTCTACCTCTACCATAGTTACTTAAATTAACATCATTTAGAATAAACATATTTTTAATCACTTATTAATTACCTTCATTATATCAGTTACCTAATTCAGTGTTAACTCTACGAAGTGTTTCATGAAGTCCCTTAATCCACTTATCACTTTCACTATTAAGTTGTTTAGAGAACTCCTTAACATCAGCACTACCTTTAACTTCAATATTAGTAGTTGGATTAAAGTTAATAACTACATCTTTATTTAACTTACTATTACTTGATTTAGACTTACCACTATTTGAATCAAAGTTAGGTCTTTCTAAGTTGACATTACTATTAGGGTAAGAAAATAAGTTGGATAACTTCTCCTGACTGAAATTAATACGAGTGTTATCTAACTCACGTCTATCTCCTCTTAGATTATTCATTAATGCCCGATAAATGGCACGATCATCAGCAGTAGTAAATGTAGATTTAGCAACTGCAACGGTCTTATCTTGAGTTTCATTACGTTGTTTATTATCTAATGCAGCCTTTTGAATAGTATTAGTATATCTATTTAATTCTGCTTGCTGTTCTAATATAGGACGTTCTTCTAACTTAGCTTGATATGCAAACTTCTTAGCATCTAATGTTGCTAATGATCCTTTCTTCTCTTCATCAGTTGCAGTTCTACTCTTTAATACTTTAGCTGTTTCAGCTTCTTGTACTTTAAGTTCTGCTGCTAATTTCTTTTCGGCACTCTTTTGATCTAACTCACTTTTAATTAGAGCTAGTTCATTCATCTTAATTTGAATAGCTAATATATCACGTTCTATTTGATGTTTCTTATTAAGGTTAAGTAACTCTTGTTTAGCAGCTTGTTCTGCTAACTTACGTTTCTGATAATCACTTACTGCTAATCCTTCAGCCATCTTAAACATACGTTGTGTATTATCTTGATGCTGTTGTTCTAATTCAGCTTGTTTATTAAGAAGGTCTAATCGCATTTGGTAATTTTTAATTTGTAGATCACCAGCTAATTGCATTTTATTAGCATTAGTTTCTGCAATTGTAGCTTCTAGATTTGCCAGTTGTGCAATCTTCTCATACCTAGCTATTTTCTCATTTTGTTTAGTTATCTCTAGATCGAGCAATCCACCTTCTCTACCTATACGTTGTCTAATCTCTAGTTCTCTACTTGCATTACTATTAATCTCACTTTGATTACGTTTAGTTACATCTAGTAACTCATTCTGTTTAGTGATAGCTAATTGTTCTTGTTTATTAGCATCTAATCTAATTTTAATTGCATCTATATCTTCTTTATTTCTCTTCTGTTTAATAGCTTTCTCTAACTCAAGTTGTATTAACTTACTGTTATTATTAGCATCATTGCGCCGACTATCTAACTCTATTTGTTGTTTCTGCAATGATAATTCAATTAACTTCTGTTGATTAATTAAACTACGTTGTTCAGTAGCATCTGTAACTACACGATTAGATTCGCGCAGTTGAGCTATCTTAGTTTCAATAGCAGCACGTTTCTCAATATCGTTAGTTACTTTAAGTGAGTTAGTTAATCGCGCACTTTCATTTTCAAGTGTAGATGATGTTAACTTATTACGACTATCTATTATCTTATTCTCTTCGTTAAGTGATGCTACATTATTATCAATGGTGTTAGTTAATTCACGGTAAACTAACTTAGTTCTATTCGCGGCATTTTCAATGAGTTTACTACGTTTAGTAAACTCACGTTCTAAATTATCAGTTATTATCTTCTGATAATCTAACTGTAGATTAAGTAATTGATTCTGTATTTCCGTCTGTTTAGTTTTATCATGTTCAACTAACTTAAGTTGTTCATTAAGAGATAGTTGTTTATTTAATATCTCCTTTTTTCTTACCACATCTATATCTCTGATAGATTGTTCTTCAGTAGTTAAGAACTTACTTCTATTCAAAACAACTAAAGCTTGTTCTCTAGTTAACTCTAATTCACGTTTTTTAGATCGTACATTAATTGCACGTTCTAAATTAGATGTTATTAACTCTTGTTGTTGTACATCAATTCCTAGTAATTGATTATTAATAGACTTAGTTTTCTCTAAATCATTTTTATTTAACTCTAGTTCCTGTAGTAGTTGTTTACGTTTTAAATCTAAGTTACGTTTAGTATCCTCAGCTATCTTATTGTTATATTCTTCTTCACTAATAAGACGTTTAACTTTATCTAACTTAATTAGCTCTTGTTCTCTATCTAATGCTACTTGTTGTTGTTTAAATCTTTCATCTAATTCAGCTTTAAGATTATCACGTTGTTGTGCAGCTAGTTGTTGTTCAAGTAACTTTAACTTAGCAGCATCTAACTTCTTCTGATCTGCACCAGATGTAGCTTTAGTAAATTCAATTAGTTGTTTCTGATTATTAATTTCCTCTTCTAACTTAGCTGCATTTAACTTACGTATCGCAGCATTTGTTTCTCTAGTTGATGTAACTCCACTATCTAACATAGCCCGTCGAGTTTCACCTTCTAAGTTAAGTAAGTCTATTGTTACTTTACTTCCATCTCTCATGTAACCTATAGCTTGGTTAATTCCATTAATATAATCAGTTATATTCATCTCTTGTTTATTAGTATCTAATACAGCTTTAAGTGTTTTAGCTGCTTCAGTTGCACTAGTACCATTAACTTGATATAACTGATCAATACTACTAATAACTCCATTAACATTAGTGTCAAATTTATTAACGTAATCAGTCATATCAGTTACGTCAATTTTAACCTTCTTATTATTAGCATCAAGATATTCACCAGTTCCATCTAATGTTGCTTTAACTTGACGACGATATTGTTCTAGATCAGTTTGCGCCAATCTAAGTCCCTTCTTCATTCTAGTTTGAAGTGCGTTAGCTCCTTGATCACCTTCTATAGTAGTGCTACCTTTTTCTATTTCCAGATTATTATCTAATACTCTCTTAAGTAATATGTTCTGTTGAGTTTGATATTCTATTCGCGCCTTATCTATCTCTTTTTTCTTACTTAATACATCTTTCAATTTATCATTAGCAGTTTCTAATATTGTACGATGTGTATCTAATTGTTTTTCGTGGTCACTAGCTTGTTTACGTTCTTCAATACTTAACTTATCGAAATCTTTAAGTTGTTCACTAACTGCCTTAATTTTATTTTCATTAATTGATATTTCTAATTCAGTTCTCTTAGTTGCAACTTTAGCTTCATTAGCAATTTTATCTATGTCTGTTGCGCTAAGTATTTTACCTTGCTTAATTAATTTATCTACTTCTTCAATTCCAGTAAATCCCAATTGAAGTTTCTTAGTTGATTTAGTTAATTCATTAATAGAATCACGAGTTTTTAATGATGCAACATCTATATCATCAAGAACTTTTACTACAGCATCTGCTCTAAATAAATTAATAACTTTACCAAATCCACTGATAATACCATTAAATATAATTTTAGTTGCATTAAACTTTTCTATAGTATTATTAAAATCGCCCACACGATCCATAACACCTTTAGAACTTTCATCAGCTTCTTTAGCTACACTTACTGATTCTTTCAATAGTTGTAATCTCTTCTGTTCTGATTCATTAAGTTGTTTATTAATTTGTAATTTATCTAATTCACGTATTAAATTAAGTTGTCCTTGTTTATCTAATTCTTTTAATTCTTTATTTAAGTTATTTAATTGACCTGTCATTCCGAAGAATGCTTCATAACCAATAGTACCAATTAATCCTAATGCTACTGCTATGGGAGCTAACGCTAATGTAAATGGAGCTAATTTAAGATACAGTGTTGTAAGTTGAGCATCTAGGAATCTTAATGTTGCACTAGCTATACCAATTGATGTTGTCCATAAACCACCAATTACACCTGCAAATCCAGTTCCTGCAACACTAACTGCTTTAGTAGCTCCAGCTAAATTAGTAATATCGAAGAACAGTATTCTCGTTAGTAAACTATTAGCAATGTAACTAGTACCTAAACCTACTTGTACTTTAATTAAATTACCATCAGCAACTTGTTCTGCTAATGATGCTGCTATTTTAAGTTTTCTAACTTCTGCATTACCAGCGATAATAGCAGTTTGAGTTGTAGTTGCTAACGTTGCATATTCAGTTGATTTAGTTTGTAGAAACTCTGCACGTTGTAAGAAAATAGAAGCGTTGGCAGAATCAACTTTAGCTTTAGTTCTTAATAACTCAGCAGCAGTAGATAACTTAACTGCTTTCTCATTATAGATAGTTAAGTTAGCTTGCAGTTGTTCAATAGCTAATTGTTTAGTAACTATAACACTAAGTCTTTCCTTAGCTGCAAGTCTAGTTGAATCAAGTGCGAGTTCTGATGTTACTAATGCTTTAGTTGCATCACCATACTTAACGTTATTTACGTTAATTAACTCTTGTAGTTGTTGTTGTTCATCAAGTGAATTAGTTAATTGATTATTAAGTAGTATTGATTCCTTCTGTAATGCAACAGTATTAGAACCACCTAATTTAAGATCATCTTCTACCTTAATTAATTTAGTTTTAATATCAAGTTGTTTAGCATTAGATATCTCTAACTCATCTAATAGTTGTAGACCTTCTTGTTTAATAGAGTTAGCTGTAGCTTCAGCATCCTTTACTTTAGCCGTTGCTTTAATAACTCCATTAACTTTATCTACTTGATTATCAAGTATCTTATTTCTACCATCTAATGTTTTGTTTAACTCACCTACATTAAGTTCATATTGTTTCTCTAAACCAACTAATTGTTTAAGGTTAGTTAATCTATCACCTTCTCCAGTAAATACAGCTTTAAGCAATTCACCCCTAGTTTTAGTAACTGTATTTAATTTAGTTTGTATTAATAGATGTGATTGATCAAATCCCATTAACTGTTTAATTACGGGAACTAATCCTGCTTTAGTTTTAATTAATCCATTAATTAAGTTGAACTGTTCACCTATAGTTCCATTCATGAACATCAAGGTTACTCGCAAACCTTGATATGCTAAGAATGCTTTAGTTATAGTTCCAACTAAAATACCAATAGTATCAGTTACTTTATTAAATGCTAATTGACCTAGCAATATTGATGCTATAGTCTTCTTCATTTCTGGACTAATTCCAGATAATGTTTTAGTGAACGTTTCTAATGCTTTAACTCCAGTGTCAAAGAATGGAGCTAACTGTTCACCAAATTGTATGAATTGTTCAGTTATTCTATTTACAATTGCATCGAATGTTTCAGCTTGGTTATTTAATTTAATTCCAAATACACTATCTAATGCTTTACGTGCAACTTCACCTGTTTTACTAACATCAAACATCTTCTGAGTAAATTCACCCAATTTCTCAGAGTTATTAGCTGCTAATGCTAAGAAAGTATTATAAGAAGTAGAATCTGCAATTATTTCACGAATTACTTCAACGTTACCCTTAGCTGCTATATTTAAATCCTGTATTGCTTTAGTAAGACCTTTAGCTTTTATTTCACTAACGTCAAATCTAATTGGTTTACCACCTTCATCACGTAATTCTCGCAATGCAGCAGCAGCTTGAGGAGTTTTGCTGATAATTACGCGCGATAATGATTCAATACCTGTTAATGCACTGTTTGTGTCAAAACCTTTTAATGTTAATGTTGCTACAGCAGCACCTAACTCTTGCAATTTAATCTTAGCTGCGTTAGCTGTTACTGCTGCTTGAGCAAAACCATTACTTAATTCTGGTATTGTAGTTACACCTAATTGTACAGTTTGATTTAGAACTGCACTAACTTTAGTTGCATCACCAGCACTCAGATTATAAGCACTAATAGTTTGAGCAAGTACCTTCATAGTTGCTCCAGTATCAGCACCACCAGCTTTAGCTAATTTAAGTCCTGCTGTCATTACAGCTTGGTTATCAGCAGCTTCAGTAAAACCAGACGACGCAGCTTCATAACTAGCTTTTAATGCGTCAATACTAGTTACTGCATTTTTAAGATCCTCATTAACTAGTTTCTGAATACTAGTAGATAGATTCTTAATAAATGGATCATTCTCAGGAAACAATGTAGCTACTTCTGATTTAACTTTATTGAATCTATTAAATGTAGTTAATGCAGTTAAACTAAATGAATCTAGAGCATTACGACTTCCTAATACTGCATCTTGTAATTGCGTGAATTGCGTAATAATGCCAATATCAAGTCCACTAGCTTGCATTGCTTTCAATCCATCATTAAATCCATCTAAGTTAGCTTTCGCATCATTAATACCAGTTCCTAGTATTGAGAATACTTTAACTACTCCAATTACTGCAAATGTCTTATTTAATAGAACATCAGTTGTACCAAGAACCTTAGTAAACTTAGCTAAGTTATCAGAGTTAGTAAATAACTGTTTACCAAATGCACCTAACCCTATGTTAAGTGCCATTATCTTGAATTGTAATGAACCAACTTTCTCATTAACTTTATCAATAACTCCACTTATATTATCTTCACCTTGGAAGTTAATGTTAACGTCTTGATTATATTGATCCATTAGAACCCCATTAATTGATTTATACTTGTTTTCTTACCGTCTACGATTATCTCCTGATCTAGATCATTATTAATAACATAATCATTCCAATCTCTTTCTACTTCCTCAGCATCTCGAACTGATGGATCTTTACGTAACTCAGTTGTCTGATTAATCAGATCATGTATCTCCAGATCATCTAGTGAGTTAACTAGTAGTAGTGCATTCTCAACACCACCATATATCTCAATTAATGCCGCTAAATCTATAGCGTAGGAACTTCTGGTTGTTCCTGTGTCATTTTTTTTATTGCTTCACCACTATCTCCTCGATAATTAAGTTGATGTAACTGACTGATGAGAGATGGCTTGTACCATGTTTCAGCTTCAATCATCTTACCGATATTAGTGTATTGAGCTATTTCTTCAGGTGTAGATGTAGTGAAGAATATATTACTTAACTGTTCTAAATTATCCTCAAGTAACTCTAACTTGACTGCTCCATCTCCAACTACTGCTAGTAATTTAGATGTAGTTTTAATTACACTCCAACACGCATCATCAGCAACACAAGCCCCGACATTAGCATTATGAGTAAGAAAAAAGTAGAGGAGTTTCTGTTGTAGTACAATTAAGTCCTTTAACTTAGTGCGAGTTACACGCTTAACTGTATCTATAGTTCCGTCACTGTATGTTATATCAAAGTTATTCATAGATTTAAATAGTAGATTATTCATCTACTATTATTACATTAATTAGTTACAACCAACTTGAATAGGTACATAATTCCATTCATAAGGGAAACAGACACCTGGAACATCATTAATGAAGAATGGTATTTCAATTGCATCTGCCTTCGGATCAAGTGTAGATCCCGCGTAACTAGGTGTTACGTTATCACATTTAAAGTGAATTACTTTATTAGCCTTCGTAATTAGTAATGCACTAACTTTATGTGCGCCAACTACGTTATCACTAATACCAGTTCCAGTAAATGTTTCAGTTGTAGTTAAACTAACTGTTTCATTTGCGGTAACGAGATTATTAGAGAACTTAACATTGAGAGATGCTCCAACTGCAAATGTATCATCTGTAGTTGCACTAAAACTCGCAATACTAACTTGAGTTAATTGAACTGAGAGATTATTACGTTGAACAGATGCTTTACTAGGAGCGTTAAGTGCAACACCATAACCTAGAAAACCAGTTGTAACTGCCGCATAGTTATTCTGAGTTACTTGATAACTCTTAACTACATCTAATGTGCCAGTCTTAGCATCAAATTGATTGCCAATTTTAAATTGCAGGATCTCTGGTTGCATATAGGAATAGACAACTCGCAGAACTGGCATACGTCCAGTAATGTAACTACCAGAACGAGTCATTTCACCCTGGTTATTTTGAGTTGTTTGAATCTTTTCTTCAATATTGTTATCAATTACAAATCCAGTTGGAGTAGGTAGATGTAATAATGCACCATCAGATAGACGAGTTAACTTTAAATTAGCAACGCCTTTAATAGTGTCGTATAATTTACCGATTGTCATAATTGTAGCCTTAACAAATAGTAGGTTGACCTTCTGTTACGTTGAAGGAGAAACGGAGGAAACTATAAATAGGAGTTCCTAACTCATTCATTAATGTTCTGTATTCGCAACGTTTAGAAGTTGGTTCTATAAATACAGTTATATCATGTAATGCAAAACTAAGTACCTCATTAATATTATAATCAACCCAATTTAAATAAGGTAATAATACCTCTAGATTAGGTAACACTAATGAATAGTGAACTTGAATAGAGCTAAGTCGTTTATTACTAACAGTGTATTGTGAACTAGTTCTAAATACTTTAATTAGTGGGAAGTCTTGCACAGGTACATTAAACGCATCATATAAACGATAGCTATTAATAATAGGTACAGTTAATCCTTCGTCATTAGCACGTCTATTAAGTTCACGTTTAAGATAGTTAGCTATATGTCCAGTTAAGTAATCTTCATTAATCATGGTTTCAGCAACACCTTAACTATAGACTTAATTAACTCTTCGTATTTAGTAGTAGGTCTAGATAACTTCGCTACGTTAGGAATACCTTGATTAACTCTAAGTTTAATTGGATAACTAACTTCATCTAATATAAGTGGCGCAATATCACGATCTCCAACTGTGTAATCTCTCATCGTTTTAAATTGATTACTTAACTCAGTTAACTTATCACTGTTTATCTTCACCAGTATATATCTCCTTTACCTGTTTCATTAATAAACTCAACATCACGAAGTGCTGCTAACTTAGGTCTAGTTGTAACGTACACTTCAAGTCGAGTTATAGTATCGTCATAACTACTTCTATTAACTTCACCTGTTAATCTAATTGGTTGAGGTTGTGCAACTCCAACATTAGTTGCTACTAGAGGCATACCGGGAATGTATATGTTATGACCAGTAGTTAACATCGCCAGTAGACTGTATGCGTGTAACTTAGTATCTGTACTAGTTCCCGCCACATCACCACCTAGTTGCGCCATTCCAGTTCCTATGAAGTGGATACGCAGTAACTCCGCTATTACTAGATCATCAACAATAGTAGTTAGTATTGAGTGATTATTGATTAGCGGTAACTCATATATCTGATTGAGTATTAAGTTAAGGAACTCCTCTTGTTGTTCGATAACTTCATCAACCAGAACATCATCAACTTCATTACTAGGTAGACTACTATATGGTGCAGATTGATATTGACTTGGTTTGATATTAAGTCGCGCCTTCAATTTGCGCCCGATTGATTCCTTATTGCAGTAGATAGGTGTATAGGTCATTTATTCACCTTTAGCTATTTTTCTAGCTGCTCTGAGGAAATTAAGTCGTCGAAGGTCATCTTTCGTGCGATTTACTAATTTAAGCCAACCACGAAGTTCACGACTTATATTAGTCCCAGTTGATGCTAACTTTTGACCTACTTTAACTGTATCTTTAGTTTCTTTGTAGTTGATTCCCTTTTTTTTCTTACGCTTAACTTTATCTCGACCGCGTTTGAAGTTAGCTGTTCTAATGACAGCACTCCTATTGATATCTGTCATTAGGAACATATTACACCTTAGTTATTTCAGTTGTCTCAATTAAGTCACGTTGTTTAACTACTTGCTTCTTAACTCTCTCTGGACGATTAGCAGTACCAGTATCTATTTCATCTACGTTAATCATTTGATATGGTTCTAATGTAATCTCAACTGTTTCAAGTGATTTAACATAAGCACCATTATCTCTAATGTCTTCTGGTAACTGACCATAGAGATAAGGTAAGTTAGCTGGATAGATGTTACCATTACGATCCATGTATTGTTGAATTAAAGTTACTTTAGTTGTTAAGTTCATGAGTTTTCTGGTGTATCACCAGCTTGAGTTAAGAATGTATTTAAATCAATTATATTACCAATAGTGCCAGCACTTAATAATGGAGTTGTACCACCACTAGAATAAGTAGTTGCACTACCTGGAAATACATATTGTTTAGGAATAACTGTTAATTTGTTATTGAGAATATTAAGTGGAATAACAATACGTTGAACAGTTTTAACTACTGTAGTTGTATCATCCTTAGTAATAGTTAAGTTAATATCAACAATAAATTCATCTGTACCTTGAGCAATAGCACCAGTAAATGATAATGCTTTAGAGATAGTAGGATTTAGTTTTTCGCGATTGAATGAAGATGAAATTGCCATAGTTATTAAGTAGGTTAACTAAGTTAATAATAACATTAAATTAATTCCTCAACATCACTAACTAAAATAGCCCCATGCCCCGCTAACTCAGCAGGGCTTATACTTATTTGCTCTTGGTAATTGGGGTCTGGTTCAGTTCGTTGCAGTAACGCTATGATGGCATCAAAACTTGCTTGGCTTAGTTTGCTGCCACGTTTTAAAGTGGTCAGATTTCCAACAATCCAATCAGGTCTATTCTGGGTAATAGCATCCAATATCCTTAAATAGACTGGACTTTCAGCTAGTGCCAAAACTTCCGCATCTGTGACTACTGCTGAAACTTCTTCTAAAGTTGTCTTTACAGATACTTGACCTATAGGAACTGGATTATCTACTAATACTTTATCGTTGAGGTATGAAGTTAATTCCCTGGGAGATAGTTCAGGGAATTGTTCAATTTGAGAAAGCAGCCATTGTTGTTTTGTCATGGTTTTTAATTATCCACTAA